ACCACCACCTGCACCCCCGAGACCGACATTTATAGTTATTGACGCGCCGATTGTAAGAGTGAGGTTTGACACCTTGCTATAGGCGCCACCGCCACCTGCGCCGTTTGAGGTAGCGCCACCACCACCGCCACCAATGCTTTCCTCTGTATTGGCAGTATTAGACCAATCAGGAGGTACAATAAAAGTCGTACCGGAGACTTTATAGATGACTGTCAAGAGGTCGCACCTGTTGGCGGACCTTTATGGACAGGTACTATGCCTCCAACATTAAGTGTAGTTGATGGGATTAAGTTCGCTGCGTGTGCCGCGGCCGGATCAGCATAAACTATGTTAATTACACGACCAGTGCCAACTTGGACGACAGCATAGCGTCGCTGAAACTGACCATTGGCATAGAGATCGCCACGCTCCGCGTGGTCGCTGAATACGAGTGTGCCTTGTGGATGCGTATCTATCGCCGGGTCGGCACTTATTGTACCAATTACTATGCCATTGCCGACAACACAGCATCTTCCGGAAGGCGGACTGACGTTTGTTTTGCTAAAGATATGTGCTTTTGCCTCTTCTATGCTTGGCACACTAGCCAAGAAGCCGAGATGAAGCGCAGCTTCGCCTGGCTCAAGCACGACCGGCGCCTCTGGTGTATCGAGCATTACAATGCTACGCAGCGTACTGTTTTGCACACCGTAAACGATCACACCGAAGCCTGTCATGGCTACGGCAGCTCTCTCCACTGGAGAAAGCCGGATACCGTCGTGGCAGTAATGACGCCTGGAAGGTCGAGGACCCATAGTTGGGCAGGCAAGATCACATCTCTATCCTCATCCTCCGGGCCAGGTTGATAATCCCATGGAAGTAGCACGTTCCATTGAGCATACTTTACCATCGTTAGGAACGAGGTTGCCGTGGACTGTGCCGTATCGTTACAGTGAAGGACACAGCCTGCGGCCAGAGTATCGCCGGGATCAACCGGCCCAGGCGTCGGCGCCGTGCCGCCAGTACCTGAGGCGGTCGTCCCTGTGCCACGCTTGATCCGAAGGCGGACTTGCGCCGGGCTCGTCACACCCGCCGCTTCAAGATGTGCCCAATGTATCTGTGCTCCCTTCGCGGCAGGCGCGAGCAGGCTAAAGATGTCCTGTATGGCACTGCCGACCGGTTGATTGTCAAAGCCAGCAGCATAAATCCTACGACCCATTGTGAACTTTGCTCCTAAGTTGGCTGTTTCATAAGAAGTGCTGCAATGCCGTTAGCAGCCAAAGTAGCGGCATTGAGATAAGGCCCAACGGCGTCGGGGACGACATGGCCGAACGCGCCGGTGGCTATCGCCACTGCGATCCAAAAGTGAGGCGTTTCTGGCCACAGCCAAGGCTGGAGCATCGCTCACAGCCTACCATGGCCCAAAAGAAGATAGATGACTAGGATGACAAGAAGAAGGCCACCGATACCGAGGCCACCGCCGTAGCCCCACCGGCTATAGCCAAAGCCGCCGCCGAAGAGGAGGAAGAGGACGATGATGATGAGTATAATATCCATTATGGGCTACCTTTATCCACAAGGTTCGCCGCCCTATCGGCCGCGACAGATAGAACAAGAGCGGCAGCCCTTGCCACTGCTGGGTCGGCGTCGAGGGCTTGCTTTAGACCCTCTTGGACGCCAATCGCCCGTGCGCCAGCCTCTGCCTTCGCTGCTAGGCTATTCGTCTGTACGTGGATTTGCTCCAGCTTCGGAATAGCCACGCGCCACATGAGGAAGAGCGTAAGAAGGCCAGTAATGGCGCTAACGAACTTCGGGATAGCATCGATGATGAACTCAACGCCGTTCACGGATTAGCCACCCCTGCGGCGCCGAGCATACCCCGCACCTCGCTATACTTCGGATATGGGCCACTCGCCGCCCAACTCTTCGAGCTATTCGCTCCATAGAGGCGAAGGAGAATGAGATTACACACATCTTGCACCTCTGCTGGTGCAGAGTTGGCATTTGGATACTGTGTGACACTATACCCAGCTAGGTTACAGATAACCATCCACGTTGACGCGATGTCTTGGTATGCGCCTTCGGCCGAGCTAAGCGGGTTCGCCGCCGTGTAGTTCTGACTACTCTCATGCTGCCGAATGAGCCAGAGGAGGGCTTGCTCTGTCGGGGAAGGATTAAAGGCGTAGGTCACGGCTTCCCTCTCTCTTGTTTGTCTCCCGAAGCCCTTGGTCTTGCCATGAGAAGTGGGAGATCAGGAAGCCGACGCCGCCGCCGAAGAGCCAGCCGAATGGTGGCCAGCCGCTCAGTCGCCAAACAAAGGCGGAGAGGCTATCGTGCTTATGCTTTAGCGCCCGCGCCTCTAGCACGCCGAAAGCGCTAGCGACGGCGGCAAGATAGGCTATCCATACCCAATCCTCGCGCCCTTTCACGGGGAGCTTGGTTCCGGAGGGTTTGGAACGTTAACAGCGGCAAGTAACTTGTCGATAAACTCTATCCATACAGGATCGCTAGCATGCCATTGAGCCATGTCAGCCAAGCCCGTACGAAGTACATCGCGCGCCAGTCCACGAGTGGGAGCATCGAGAAATGGGCAACTCATAGTCCTTGTCCTTAGTAGTGGGTTATCGGCCAGTCGGGCCGGTTGGAAGTGTGCCGCTCGGCGGCATTGGCGTTCCTATTACTACCACTGGTATCCCCGGCGGAGCCGAGCTAGGCGGCGTCGGCCCAGAGACCGGAGCAGGCGGTGGTAGCGGGGGGAGAACTACCGTTCCTTCCATCTGCGCCCTGAACAGCTGGGCCGACTGATATTTCGCTAGCGCGATTGCATAGATATCCGTGTCGATTGCGCCTACGGCCGGCCCGATCTGCGCGCCGGCCCCTTGCACGGCAGCCGTAATGCCACAGCCAGAGAGAAGGAGAAGAACCATCAGGCCGAAGATAATTTTCATTGCACGCATATCACTGAGAAAGTGTGAGTAGCCATCGTGGCGAGAGAAGCAAAGACCATAGCAGAGGCGGTTAGCGAGGTGATCGCAAGCTGATCTCCGGCAGTTCCCGGAGTTATGTTACATGTCGGCGCGTATGCCCAAGCTCCGCTTGGGAAGTTCACCTGACAGGAAGTGACCGTTCCAGTGCCAACCGTCCCAGAGAATTTATTACTAATGCCACCGATACTTGGTGTGCCTCCGCATGAGGCAACCGTCACGTTGACAAAGTTCTGATTGTGGAAATCTGGAAAGCTGCCATGTAGGTTGACCAGCCCGACGCTGCCAACCGGATAAGCTCCGTCAAAATATGCGCCTGTGCTATCCGTATCCACGGCATACGGCGTCGCCACGCTGGTGAAGTTTGTGCCAGTTATCCGCGTTGTTGGCGCGCCGAGCACGTGGATCGGGGCAATACTGCCGGAACTTATCGTCACGTTGACGAATTGCGGCGCCGTTACCGTAACCCCAGTCGGCTTAAACGTTCCGACAGAGCTTGTGCCAATGTAAAGAAGTTGCGGACTGTCTGTGAAGTCTCTAAACTGCGGCGCGACGATAGCGCCTTGCTGTACGTTCCCGGACAGAACGATGCCATTCGCACTAGTCGCTTCCGCATCAACTAGCACACCAACAATGGACACATTTTGAATAATTCCGCCAGCCGTCAGCGGATCGATGAAGAAACCTGTTGGGCAATTAAGGGCGCGACTACCGATAACTTGATAGTTTATTCCAACGCCGTCATGTGTTGCTGTTGTGTCCGCAGCGTTGAATAGAAAGCCGGCGCCAGTAGTGCAATAGACAGTGTCATTTATCGCTGAGGCGTCCGTTGGACTGTCCCAGTGATCGAAGCCACCATTTAGCGAATTAGCCGCCACGCTACTTTCGACCAGTGTGTCAGCACTAGCGAGAAACGCTGTGCAGTCGGCCAGCTTGTCGCAACTTATATTGGAAACGCGGACGAATTGAGCGTTCCGGACGAAGACGCCAATGAGGGAGCCAACTACCGTTCCAGGAACTTTATTCCCATCAATATGGAGGTCTTTAACTTCTATATGCTTATCCGCGAAGACACTACCATGCTGTGTCGCGGTGACACCGCCGCAGTTTGTGTTAGCGAAAATAGGATCCCACGTAGCGTTGTCCGACGTAGCGGAGCAGTGTCCGGCTGTGCCGGCTGCATTCCATGTTGCTGAGGGTTGGATAACGCTGGCTGCACCATAACCTGCCAGCGTTTGGTTACCGCCTGGGCAAAAGTACATTGTACTGCTGACAACGTACGTCTTATTGCTCAGAAGCACATTCTTGCAAGTACTCAGCGCCCGCTGGATGGCTCCAGTATCATCCGGCTCCGAAGCGTTTCGGTAGTTGTCGGGTGAGGTAACGCCAGGCGGATAGCCGACCACACCTGGAGGAATGTCTGGAACTATAAGGGCTCGACAGAGCGGCGCCGCAGGTACGCCACTTGCCGGGCCAGCCATGACTGAGTTCGGCCCACAAAGGCCGGGGGCGTCAGCCCAGGCCGCGCCTGCAGCTAGGCTTAGCCAAGCGGCAACGCCGGCCGCTAGGCTAAGACGAAGTCTCGGACTTATCATCCTGTCCCTGGGAAGCTAGGGAGTGGGCCGCAGCCGTCCGGTATCCCGGATCGAGGATTTGAACCTCTGGAGGTGCACCCCCACTCTTTAAAACGAAGTCGCTGCGGCGCCCGCCTTCGACGGAGGCGGGCGCGGATGCTGTGATCGTGACACTACCACCGCCACGGGTGAGAAGCTGTGTGGCTATGTCCTCAGCAGTCACTCGACTGCCCTCACCGTCATCCGCCCCGCGCCCAAACCCTCGGTACCCCATCCCCTTAAACCACATCTCTGCGGCGCGCAGACCGACGCCTTCATCCTGCGAACAAAGCCCATTATCCAGCGCCCGCAACGCCTTCGGCTTCATTCTTAGGAACTCATCATCTACGTCGTCCAGCCGGCGCCGCAGCTCATCCTTATAAGACTGGCGATGGACGATATTAGCGACTGTCGCCTCGCTCATCTCTAGAACGCCTGCGATCTCCTTCTGCCGGAAGCCACGCAACTCCAAGCTCATCACGAGCGAAGCCTTACGGTCCGTGCTAGGCCGCTGCTTACCGTGTGGGTCGAAGGTCGGCACGAGGCTTTGCCTTATATATAGGGGACGGCGCCGCTAGACGGTCTGCGACCGCGGGGAGCTGCCGGCCGAGATCACTCCGGGCGAGTTGCTCGCGGGTGGTGAGAAAAGCATGAAGTGCTTGGTCCTTCATGCGCCAATCCTAGCACGGAGTGCTAAGCCATGTCAAGTATACGGACAATGAAGTGTTTATCGAATACTGGCCCTGTCCAGTATACAGATTTGCCGAAGGCCGACCCTGCCTGGGGGGCTAGGCCAGCCTCTCAGTCGCACTGTCATGCTTAGGATGACTTAGTTAATGATAGATGTGTTAGGTGAGAGAGCTAGTGAGTATCGTATAGGTTGCAAAATGCAAGCGGCGCGTGCGACCCTTCCAATGCATTGGAAACGTCTGTGCTCTACTGTGCTCTATTGTGCTCTTTACGCGGTCTTTACTGCTGTATAGGCATAATGGGAAATAATCTAGGCGTATCCCCGTTTGACCAAAGGGCTTACAACCTGAGAGAGAATTTCTAATAATAATCGCTCTAAGGCTATTTCCCAACGTGACAAGAGACACAGAAGGAGCTACTATAGAGCTGTAAAGACACCAGATACGCGTCTACACTCAGACAGGAGAACACATGACGAACGAATATCTACCATTCGGCGGCCCGAGCGTTAAGCGCTCACGCAACACGCGTCGTCGTATCACCTGGACAAACTATTCGTTTGCATACGAGAACGTTTGGCACTTATTCAGCGAACACCGAAAAGTTGTACTCGGCCCGGGACCCCGCTCCGAGATGCTCAAAATCCGTCAACGCTTCTACGAGCACCGCTATCTCGTCAGTGAAGCCGCTGCCCTAGGCGACACTAAAGCACAAGAGCTTATGATACTAGTCAGAGATGCTTACACACAGTTCGTCGATTGCCCTAACGGGCAAGTCGAGCTACACATCGTGCCTGACCCGGCGATAGCTTATGTGAATGAAGCTTTGGAGAAGGCAGGCGCATGGACACAGCCACCGCTTACGCAAGCGGAGCTAGATGAGCAAGCGAAGAAAGAAATGATAGAAGAGATAAGGAAACAGCTTGACAAGACTGAGCTTTAGGCTTATGTTTAGGCTGTTGTTTAACGAGGAGAGTAAGATGATCGCACGCGACGAAGACGGCAAATTCTTAGCTTTCACTCAGCTGGGTATGTATCCTATTTATCACGTCTGTGCAGATGGTGGCGTGTTGTGCCATGATTGTGTGAACAACCAAGCCGATGTCGGCACGTCGCCTAATACGCCCGCGGACTGGCGCATTGTCGCCAGCGACATCAACTATGAAGATCCTGACTTACAATGTGACCATTGCAACAAACGGATCGAAAGCGCTTACGCTGAGGATTGATCGTTAAAGATCGCAAAGGAGGAGGAAGCGATGAGGTTCTATACCGATCCGGCGCGCGAGGCAGACAGCTATTCTCTACCGGACGCCGAAGTCTTTTACATAAACAAGACTGAGCGTCGCATCCATGCTGGTTACGACAATGATCCTGGCGAGCCAGGCTGGTACTATTGGTATTGCTTTCCCGGCTGTCTGCCAGATAGCGACCCGATCGGACCATTCGCGAACGAAGCGGAAGCTATTGTCGATGCAAGGGAGAACGCATGACTTACACTGTATCACCCTGCCCTTGCGGCCATCGTGCCTGTCGTAATTGGCACGTAAGCTGGGTTGCAAGCGTCCAAGGCGTGCGCTTCACAGAGGCGCAGGCGCGTGCCGTAGCAGCGTTGCTGAACAAGATGGAAAAGGAGGAGCCTTCGGCCTTCGACTCTTGACAAACCATGGGCCTTCGGCCTATAATCTTACCGTTAACCCCTCAGCCTGAAAGGCAAACAATGGCAACCGAGACAGAAGGAAAGCGTATCCGTATTGCGCGCTCAAGCGTGGACGGCGCGCACTGCGTGACGAAGTTTTACGTAGGCGACGAGCCGGGCGCATGGCCCGTGCTTCGCACAGACACGAGTGCGTACTCCGATCGCATTCAGCATGAGCTAGCCGCAACCGGCCTCGCATACCTGCAGACGCAAGCGTACGCAGGCGAGACACAAGACCCAGAAGTGGCCATGTCGCTCGTGCGTGCATTGCATACATCACTTAACGATGGCACATGGCAGCCCGGCCGTGTCGGCGACGGCAGCGGCAGCGGACCAACAGAGTTGGTCCTCGCCCTAGAGCGCGTGCTCGCGAAGAACCACGTTGAGAAGCCGGGTGAGTACCAAGAGTACACTCGCCAGCAAATCGAAGACATGGTCGAGCCCATGACACCCGCCGAGAAGCGCAAGCTTCACGCCGATCCGGCCCTTGCAGGCGCTATCGCGGACATTCGCATGGAGAAGGCCCGCAAGCTTAAGGCAAGCGTGAAGGGCAAGCCTGCTGGCGCGCTCGGCGCACTCTTTGGCAAGCCTTCACTGCAAGCGGCAGAGTAGCTTAAGTGTTGTAATAACAGAAAGGGGAGCCAACTGGCTCCCCTGGGAGGCTATCATGTGGGTTATCGTCGCCTTTACACTTACAGCTAACCTGTTTGTGATGAGCCATGTTTATGACACACGGGCGGAATGCGGCGCCGCTCTCGGCGCCGGTCTCATACGCGACGCAGCGCAAGTCAACCACAAACGTATGGTGCGAAGCGCTCAGTGCGTGGAGGTAATTCAACAATAATCGACGGGCTGGCTATGTACAAATACAGAGCACAACGCAACACGCCAACACGACTAGACCTTGCACAAGACTTAAGAGCGATTAGACGGCAATCGCCAGCAATGGCTCGAATTATATGGAAGGCTATAAAGAGGACGGAAGATAATTTAGTAGAGAGGCTATTCTTCGCTCTCCCCGCTGAGGATAACGAAGGGTAGAATGTCCCAGGGATAGGGAGCAGAGCTCCCTATCGGGACTGCGAACCCGGGTCGGTGCGTGTCGGCGAGGGCTTCGCCCAAGAGGCCCGCGTCGCCCGGCGCGCAGCCGGTCAGGGCAGCAACCGCGATCGCGCCGAATATCACCATCCAGAACCATTTATCCGCATCCACAGCCGCTCTCCGTGGCCCGTAGGGCCATATACATTTCGTGGAATGCGCAAGTGGCACATTCGCGCTCCGCGAGCAAGAGGGGTGCGACAACACATCGCACCCCTGCCTTATGGTTAACACATTCTTGTCACAAGACTTTACGAATAAACACTTCACATCCCGAAGTGTTTCGTGCTACAACCATCTCACCAAGCGGGCCACTACAATAAAAAGCAGAAGGTGAACCAGCAATGAGATCACACGACGCTTTCCCCTCCATAGCTCTAATCTCACGGCCGACCCGTATAGCTCTTGCTTCTTCCACCAACTGTGAAGCCAGCGGAACCATGCGAGACCGCGCACAGCGTCGAAGCCGCCAGCGACATGCCGCCCACCGTCCAGGTCATAGAGCACAACCTTCCAGTCATGATAGTGCCTCATGTCAACGTTCCACCCTTTCGACGGCAATCTGCCGCAGAGCGCCCCACTGGACAAGGGACATTTTTAGGCCCATTCCTTAACGAGCCAATGGTTAAGCCTGTGGTATCCTGCCACAAGTCTATGAGCGTGGGGACTAAGTCTTTGTTACACTTGCACCAGCTTTTAACTAAACGCGCCAGTCTTTCGGCCAGTCTTCCGTTTCCAGTATATATATTATGCGACATCGCTCCCTCCAAGGTTGACGTAACCTTACAGCGTCTTCGGCGCTCTACGTCGTGTCAAGCGCTTAACCAATTAACTAAACCGCGTCTGTTAACGACGTGGCTAGCCCAGCGCAGAAGGCGCCAAACCTCGCTTATCCCGAGGGCCTGGGCGAACGGTGCAACCTACCCCTGGACAGCGGAAGTGGTTGGGCTTGCCAGCTATGGCAACGCTTATGCGTAGTCGTGGCAGTCACACAGGCGCGCCGCACGAGCGGCTTAACGTCGATCTCCCTGTCACTCTGCTCGACCGCGTCCGGCTCCGCCTTCTCGACCCGTCGACTGGCGTCGCTCGCTACGGCGCCATGCGAACGTGCGTTATCGAAGCCCTTAGCCTATGGCTGGAGAGACAATGATAGATCCCACAGATAGTGCCAAGATCATCCTAAATCTGATCAAGGCTGACTTGGCGCTTGGTCGGGAGCCACAGGCTCTTGCTCTCTTACGGAGAGCGCTCATCACACGCAGAAGGGGGAACATAATAGGATGATCGACCTTCTTGACCGGATGATTACTGACGCGAAGACACGTGCATCTCGCGCACAGCTAGTCAGAGAGGCTGCCCCGCTTTCCCCCCGAGCGGCTGGTTGTGGCCCATCTGGCGAGGGGGAGGGAGGCAAGTCTGGCACCTCCCTCCCCCGCTCTCTCATCTTACAGACAACCGAAACCTTTTGTACGAACTGCGGCGCGCGCTACCGCGCCCCAGGCTATGCCATCCTAGCAGAGTATGCCTTTAACGAAGTCTCAATCTGCCGAACGATGGACGACGTTAGGCGGCAAGAGCGAGATTACCAGCGTGTGCTGATTGAACAAGGCCAGGCCACACATCAATTCTGCCCAAGACTTCCGCGTGAGTATCGTACGCTTACTGTCCACGCGCCAGCTTGCGAGGCATGCTTCTAATAATCGGAGAACCCCTCCGATCATCCCGCACCTCGGGGTTCTGGGGTAGGAGTTTACTTACCATGAATAGGCTTATTGCCATCAGTGCTATCGTTATGTTGTTAGCAATCAGTAACGCAAGCAGCGCCCGTGCCGATTTCTGGTCCGACTTTGTCGATATGTTCAACGGCTTCGGCGACGGGCTCGGCAACGGCGGAACTAGCAATGGCAACGGCAATGGCAACGGAAACATCACTTTAGGCTAAAACCCCCAGGCGGGTGAAAGGCCCGCCACCCTTACAAATGCAAGGTCTGAGATGTTTAGATATGTTGCCGACACATTCAACGAGCCAGAGCACGGCAAGCTCGTGCCGGATGGACGGAAAGATCCGAAGCCGCCGTGTAATTGTCACGAATTAGGAGGAGCGCGACGCGGCAACCACCATCCTAATTGCAACATCAGGGTGGGACGCGGCGATGGCTAGAGAGGGAAGAGACAAGCTAATCGATATCGCTTGTACAATCACTGGGGAGACAGGGAAAGCCTTCCGTATCGATCACGGCGGCGAAGACGATGTGTGGGTCCCGAAGTCGCTATGTGAATGGAGTACCGAAGACGGCACTATGACAATGCCAGAGTGGTTAGCAATGGACAAGGGCCTGATCTAATGTCCGTACGCAGTGAGGCCAGACGGGAATTCCGACGACAGATGCGACACCTCATACACGTGATGCGAGAGAACAGTTGCCATCGGAAGATGCGGCACTGCATGTCAGCAGCATTGGAAACGCCCGGGCCCGTAGAGATCGATCCCGAGGAGTTCGATGCAGCGAACCGCTTACCAAGGAGAAAAGACCAATGAGTGATGCCCTACGAACAATGCTAATGGCTTCAGCCTTGGCCGAAGCCGAACCGGACACTGACCCAGCAGTGCTTCTGGCACAAGTCCAGGCAAAGATACGACAAGGCGTTGAGCCGACGGATGATGAGATGAGGCAAGTTATCCTCGCCGCCCGCGCAGGCCGGCGCAGTGCCGCCACTGGCCAGAGGAAGAGCAGGGCTACCGCTCCAAGTATCAGCGTTGACACGCTATTCAAGCGGCCAGGGGTATGAAAACAGAGCGTCAGCGTTGCCTTGACATCGTACAATGTGGCATAGACAGACACAAACAATCTCTAAGAAGTGAATACATTGATGCAAGAGGCCGTATTAACCATTGGTACGCCATTAGTGCGCTTATGAAAGTGTATGACAAGATTAACTCGGAGGGCATATAATGATAGAATTAGGGCCAAAGTTCTACTGCGACAAATGCCATTTTAGTCATACGCCAGAACATGGTTGTTATAGAGGAACGCCACCATGCCAGAAGCCATCTTTCCAGCCGTCATCGACAATACAATCCGTTCCGACTTCAAAGCCTGCGAGCATCAGTGGTTCAGGCGGCACTGCCAAGGGCTGACGCCTAAGTCTACGCTAAACCTACACCTGCATTTCGGCGGCTGCTTCGCCAGAGGGTTAGAGGTAACGCGGAAGACTTACCATGCGCATGGCGCCAGCGAATATTCAATCTTAACCGGCGCGCGGGCGGCGCTCGGCGCCTGGGGCGACTACGAAATGCCAGACGTGCCGCCGCCTGCGGCCTATAAGACACCTCAAGCATTGCTTGACGCTCTCTTTTCTTACTTCGTAGAGTATCCGCTCGCCACTGATCGCATCCGGCCGCTCAACCTTGGTGACGGCCCTATAGTTGAAACAAGCTTCGCCGTACCCATTCCCGGCTGCTATCACCCGGTCAGTGGCGAGCAGCTGACCTACTCTGGCCGCTTTGATATGGTCGGGACCATCGGTTCAGCCGTTTGGGTAGTCGATGAAAAGACCAGTTCCCAACTCGGCGATCGCTGGCGGGATAAATGGTCACTAGACGCCCAGCCAACTGGTTACTGCTGGGGCCTTCGCCAATACGGGCTTAGCCCCGTAGGGGCTATTATCCGAGGCATTGGTATTCTCGGACGTGACATCACCTTCGCCGAAAGCATACAGCCCAGGTCTCCCTGGCAAATCGACCAGTGGCTCCATCAACTAATCGCTGATGTAGAGCGTATGACACAATGCTGGTACGAGTATCAAGACATACTCAGTCACGAGATGCCAGAATGGACACTAAGCGATCCTGAAGGAGCTGCCTTCCCTCGCGCTTTAGATAAAGACATTTGCCACGCCTACGGCCACCCATGCGCCTTCGTCCCCCTGTGCTCTTCAAACACACCAGAAGCATGGATGGACGAATACATCGTCAAGCACTGGGACCCTTTAGCAAGGAAGGAGTGATGACATGCACATACGTCAATGGACAGCCCTTGACCATGATCTTCGCGTATCGCTAATCGCCCTAGCCGACGCCGAGGCGAGCCAGCTCAACTCCCTACTCCGCCCGGACTATCGGCCGGAGCCCGTCCCGTGTATCCCGGATGCAGAGATGCCCCGGGAGAGCTACACCCGTCAAGACTGGCCTGAAGCGTGGAACCTATGAGTAAGCCATACTGGTCTAGCCCTACAATTCATGACTGCTCAGCAATCGTGATAGATAAAATGGTTACACACGATGCTGTGGCTGGTACCGGAGGAGCGTGGTACACCAGGGTTATTCACTTCAAAGGCCCAGGGGGGAGAGAAATCTCCTTCTCTGTCTTCGGGGACTACCCAATAACCGTTAGTGTAGAGGAGGCGCAGAAGAATGAAGACGAACACATTACTAATGGGCCCGCTTGGGACAGGCAAGACGAGATCCCTACAAACCTTGATTGAATGCGGCGTCGGCGTCCGTGTGATCAGCATGGAGCCAGGCATCGAAGACGTGCTTGGAGACATTAGCTGCGCCGATGGCCTACACTGGCGCTACGTAAAGCCCCTACCGCTCTCACTAGGCGAAATCATGTCGTTCATCAAGAGAATGAACGTCATGGGCGTTAAAGCCCTCGCCGAAACCAGCGACCCTAATCGCGGCAAATACACAGGATACTTCGATGTCTTTGAGACGTGTAATTCGTTCGTTTGCGATCGGTGTGGCGAGTGCCTTGGTGGAGTGGAGCACTGGGACAGCACAACCGCTTTGGCTATGGACGGTCTTAGCGGTTTGTCTAGCCTTTGCCTCCAGTGCCTTGTTGGGGCAAAGCCCTTCGTAAGCCTGCCGGAATACAAAGCTGCGCAGGAAGCTATCGAAGTCCTCATGAAATGGTGCTTGTCTCAAAACTGTAGCGTTATCCTTCTAGCACATACGGATCGAGAGGTCATCCATGAGACCGGAATGGTCTTAACGACAGCCCATACGATCGGTAATAAGCTCGCGCCGAAGCTGACGAAGATGTTCAGCGAAGTGCTGATCGCAAAGCGAAGCGAGGGACCAAGACCAAGTTTCACTTGGTCTAACAACGAGCCCGGCATGGAGACGAAGACCCGCAGGCTCCCTTGGAGCGACAAGCTCGCGCCTGACTTTGGTCAACTCTTTAAGGAGACATGACATGGCAGGATCTTACGCACACTGTGTGGGATTAGACGGAAAGTTCTGTTTTGACCTAATCGACAACATGAGTGACGCTCATGAAGCCTGTAAAATGATGTTCGGCATGATACAAATCCTAGCTGAACGTATAGGAGACGAATATAACGTAATAGAGGCGGCTGAACTAGAATATTACAAGAGAGAAAGGACTTAACTATGCCCGATTTCACCGGCTTCGATCCCAGGTCGCTTCTAGCGACCACAGTCAAAGCGAAGCTTGACACAAAGCTTCCACCTATCCCGCTGACGGAAACAGACGAGTTCCCGTTGCTCTGTTCCAAGGTCGACGTCCGCACGATCACAGGTAAGAAAGACGGTCAACAATACATCACCCTTGACCTGACCTATCGCGTCATGGACGAGAGTATTGCGGCACAGATGAACATCGAACAGCCTACCTGCCGCTATAGCTTCATCCTAGAAGTAAACCAAGGTGGCATGCTTGAGGTTGGCCCGTCGAAGAATATCAAGCTCGGCCGGCTTCTCGAGGCTTCTGGCATCCACTCAAAGGAGTGGAGCCTTTCGATGCTCGAAGGCACCACGTGCTTCGGCAAGATTGCCCACCGCCCGGATGAAGATGATCCGGAGATCATTTACAACGAAGTCAAGCGCGTAGCGGCGACGCCAAAGAGGCGCTAGCGCTGAGCGCACTGCGCTCTCACGACATCTTTCGCGCCATAGCGCTCTTACGTCAGGAGGGATACCTTGTCTATCCGCTGCCTAATTGTTGGAGAAGCCTACGGCGCGCAGGAAGAAGAAGCTGGAGCGCCCTTCGTAGGCGCCTCCGGCATTGAACTCAACGAGGAGCTTGAAGATGCAGGATGGCTGCCTGACGGCACAGCAAAAGAAATCAATCGACACTTATATAACGCAGCTAACGGACGTGAGAGCTGGTCTAACGCGGTTGCTTTACGAGATAGGATATTCCGAGAGCACGGGCTCGTCCTTACCAACGTCGTCAACGCCCGACCTCCTGGAAACAAAATTGAAGCTTGGTTCCTCAACGTCACTGATGGACGGAAGTCTGGGTTACCTCCAGTTCACGATCTTTGGCCAAACACCATTATCCGCGAGGGAACGCGTCAGCTTCAAGATGCTGTGCGAGCAAGCGAGCCTAGGCTTGTGCTCTGCCTTGGTGCAACGCCGCTTTGGGCCATTGGAGGTAGAAGTGGCATCACGAAGTGGCGAGGAAGTAGCCTCTACTCGGCTCCGGGTTTCCTCCCTGGGGATCAGCAAGTTGCCATCGCCTGCACCCTCCACCCAGCCGCCGTCCTCCGAGACTGGCCCTGGCGACCCGTCGTCGTCCATGACCTAAAGCGAGCGCTTCATGAAACCGACTATCCTACACCTGAGCCTGAATGGCAGTTTACAGTCCGACCAGCACTATCCGATACATTGGACTATCTTGCGGATCTCTGTCGAGGGAACGGAGACGCCCCTTTGGTCTCCGACATCGAAACAACTGGCGGACATATTACGTGTATTGGCTTTTCGGATGGACCCGGACGGGCCATCTGCATTCCCTTCCTCGACCCCGGCTCCGCCGACGGAAATTACTGGCGAAGCGCCAGAGACGAAGAGCTGGTTACATTCGCCATTCGAAGAGTTCTTCGGGGACGAAGAATAGTCTTCCACAACGGCCTTTACGACATGCAAGTCATCCAATCCGATTGGGGCTTTAGCCCCAATTGGACGGATGACACAATGATCGCGCAGCACGTGGCATTTCCTGGTATGCTCGGCGCCGGCCTCGACCCCATCACCGGGAAAGCCTCCAAGAAAGGATCAAGTCTTGCCCTCAGCTTCATTGCCAGTATGTATTGCGCCCAATACCGATACTGGAAAGACGACGGTCGTTTGTGGGACCCTACCATTACAGACGCAGAAAGCTATTGGCGCTACAATTGCGAGGACTGTGCCCGGACGTTTGAGTGTCTCACAGCTCTATTGTCCATTTTGCGAGAAGCAGGCTTACTTGATCAATATGCATTCCAATGTCGCGAACTTGGACCTGCCACCCTCCGAATGATGCGGCGCGGTCTCCGATGCGATATGGAGCTGCGCTCCATGCAACTCCGCAGCACGCGCACCCAACTCCACGATATCGAGCGCCGCCTAGAATACATTCTCGGCCACCCCTTCAACCCACAATCCGCCCCGCAAATGAGGAAGCTCTTCTATGAAGATCTTTGTTGTCCACCCCAATGGAACGGTAGAGGGGAAGCTCGTACCCTCTCATGTGATGACGAGGCACTGGCGAAGATGGGGATGGTCAGACCATTCCTTCAGCCTCTTATCCAGCGGATTAGCGATTATCGCACACTCAGTGTTCTTGGAGGCAAAGCGACAGGCAGTTCGAAATCCATACTTACCTGCCGTTTGTCGGAAGACAATCGCCTCCGCACCACGCTCGGCCTATGTGGCGCAGAAACCTTCCGCTATGCCTCCGGCCCTACCGCTCAAGGCGAAGGCTGTAACTTACAGAACATCCTCAAGGTGAACGAATGATGAGAAACTCCGTAACGGTTATGTTTGAAGGAGAAATAATGGCTACAGTTGAGGTAGAATTTTTAGGTAATGGAAAGGTAGCCATACACTTACCAACTAAAGGATCAGTATCAACGCCTTGGAACGAGAGTTCACCGATAACACCAGCACCCTTACCACACTACGATAAGCTAATTCTACCCATGTCGGCATTTTTCCATACGAGGATAGCATGACCATCTCCCCAGAGAACTACCTCCACTGCAACAGCGACAACTGGATTAGCGTCCGGAGCGCCGATGGCGTTCTACTCGGCTGTATCCCTGGGCCCCCTCCGCAGGAGGATTGGCTCCCTGCTCCCCCTCCTCTCGGCAACGTTGAGGTACGCGCCGCCCTAATGTATTGCCTCGTGCCAACTGCAGAGCAGCTGCCACTGCTTCACAGCTGGCCCGGCTTCATCCCAGTCACACCGGGGCCGAAGGCGGCTTTGCCGCCTGGCGACCAATCCGACCTGGGCCAAGCACCATGACAAACGCAGGCCACTGTATGCCTACGGTATCGGTAGATATGCGGGGACATCTCTTTCTAGACACAGAAACGACCGGCGTCGGGCCGGACGCTCGGATGGTTAGCATTGCCGCTCAACTTGACCTAAACGGAGAGCCTGGCTGGCGCTTTCACTATCTCATCCAACCTACATTCGACATCCCCTCCGGGGCAACAGCCATTCACGGGATAAGCACCCAAGTCGCGCGAGACTTCGGCGTTCCGTGCGTGCAGGCGTTAAGCTCAATCGCGTCCCTCTTTAACTCGGGCCATGATATCAAGCTAGTCGGTCACAATATCGACTATGACCGGCGCATCCTCGCCTACGAGGCAGAGCAATTCGGTCATATACTCCACTGGCCTCAATCCAACTTCTGCACAATGAGAGTGCTTAGCCCATACGTATGTTCAAACGGTAAGCGGCCTAAGCTTGGCGAAGCCTATATTTGGATGTTTGGCCATCCGCCGCTGACGGAACTCCACAGCGCCCGTAGCGATATGCTAGCCTGCCGAGAAATCTTCTACGAGGGCGCTAGGCGAAAGCTATGGCAGCTATAACATGCAACTTCCAGTCCTCCGGCGCCTAATCATTCCTGACCCAGGAATGACCCTTCTCGATCTTGACCTAAGTGCGGCTGACGCTCAGGTCGTTGCCTGGGCCAGTGATGACACGTTGCTAAAGCGACAGCTCCGCTCCGGCACCGACCTCTATATGGAAACAGCAACGGGCCTCTGGAGCGAATGCGCTCACGTCCCCCGCAGTCGGCGCAAGAACTGCGTTCACTCTGCCGACTATGGCGCAAGCTACAAGACTATCGGAGATAAGTATATAGGAGACCGCTATGTTGCAAAGCGTTGGCTTAATAAGTGGTTCACTCTCCACCCACGCGTTCGCGCTTGGCAAAGGCAAGTCGAATTCTCCCTCCAAAGCAGCCGAACTATTGCAAACCCCTGGGGCTTTCGCCGTGTTTACACCGATCGTCTCGATTACATTCTTCCCCAGGCTCTAGCCTGGATAGGACAATCAACCGTCGCGATTACGATCAACAAGATCCTATTGCGTGTAGACCATGCCCATGAACACGAGGACCTTCCAATCGAGCTACTCCTCCAGGATCATGACAACTTAGTGATGCAGTGTCCAACGAACCAACTGAACGAGGCGGTACCGCGCCTGCTAGAGTTGGCCAAGGTTCCGATCCCTTTTCCCGACCCACTAATCATCTCCGCGTCGTTGAAGACGAGCGAGCGAAGCTGGGCGGACGTGGAACCGGTCTTCCTTCACGAGTTCAAACTCAAGGAACTCAGCGTCACTTTCCCGACTGGATAGAAGAATATATCAATGTCCTCGCGCCGAATAGTGAGGCCCCTGAAAAGTTTCACTTCTGGGTGGCGGTTAGTACAATCGCAGGGGTTCTACGACGGAGGGTATGTATTGATCAAGGAACCTTCAAATGGTACCCTAACTTCTACATTGTTCTTGTTGGAGAGCCAGGCATCGTTAAAAAAGGCACTGCTATTAAGACTGGCTTGCGTCTCCTTAGGGATATCCCTGGGGTCTCTATTGGAAGCGATGTGGCCACGTGGCAAGGCTTCCTCAAGCAGCTCGAAGAAAGTATCGACAGCTTCGCCATAGGCGATGGCCCGCTTGCATTCCGCAAGCACGTTACAACCAATGCCCTAACCATCCCAATAACCGAATGGGGCACATTCATCAACCCAGAAGACCCGATCATGATTAACATGCTCACAAAACTATGGGATTGTGAAGATGGGATCAGCCTCTCTAAGACTACACTTACTCAGGGAGACATTACTATCATCAACCCTTTTGTCAACATGCTGGCCGCTACGACCCCGACCTGGATGCGAGATAACATTCGAACACAGTTTGGGGGATGGGGCCTTAGCTCTCGCATCATATTTATCTTCGCCTCGCGTCCGGCGCGGATCGTTACCTTCCCCGACGAACTCCAGACGGCCAAGCTTCTAGCTGAGCGTTTGGCCCCACTCAGCACTGATCTTCTTGCTATCAGTAAACTACGAGGCAACTTTGAAATCACGCAGGACGCTCGCGCTTTTGCTAAACAATGGAACAGCTCTCATGTCGATCGCCAAATCAATCTTGCTTCACAGCCTGACCATAACCCTTGGCTTAGTTATTTTCTTGCTCGCAAGCTTGACTATAGCTTTAAATTGGCTATTGTGCTGGCCGCTGCTCGCCGTTCAGAGCTGGTTATTGACTATCCTGAAATCACTGACGCCATCGCACGAATGGACGAAGTCGAGGGAGAAATGCGGAACATCTTTGGCGAGCGGGAGCGAATGGCTCCGGCGGCAGCAAGCGCCGCCGCCAGAGTGAATAATGCCGCTTGGGGCCCCCTCCACCTCGCCCTTAAAGCAAACCCCCGCCTCCCCGCTTCCGTCACCCAAAGCTTCCTCGCCCGCTATATGGACTTCCGTTCTGCAAACGACTTCATGTCCCAGCTCGTCAGCATGCAATACCTTACCCGCGAGCAAGACATCGATGGGCTTTGGTGTACCCTCGGCTCAAAGGCGGAACCCTAAGGTCATTGAGTTACCAGTGTGCCCACACAGGTTTGCGTCGCCCAGTTTGCACACATCCATATATTTATACTCTGAATATATGTATCAGTATTATTGGCTTGATTTATAGCTCCATTACTCCATACAAAGATTTGATGTAGTACTGTGAGATCACTTGGGTTAGTCAACGTGAAACTCCAGCAGCCAATTTTCTTCCCATCTACATAATAACATTTCGCGAAATCTGTCGTATTGCTCGTAAACAGCACACCGAGAGTATGGTACGCTGTCATGTCTAGACGTAGATTGGCGGGCGGACTAGTAAATAGGCCGTTTGAAATCTGGTAGTTGACCCACTCTATAGTCCCATCCCCGTATATCCAGCCGGTGCCGTCGTTATTATTAGCGTATATCTCCGCGAAGTCAGGCTCCAGCCAATTACCGGGCTGACTTGTCGCGGCAAGATCGCCGCCGGCTATAGTGCCGGTAATGTTAGTGTTTTGCGAAAATGAGGCGGCGCTTATCCGGAAATTAATCTCCATATACATCTGGGGTCCAAGCCAGTTGGTGGCGCTGCCTTGGAAACAATGGTCAGGCCAACAAAGACAGAGAGCCGCGGTGCTAGAGGTGTCACCGGCATATACTGGGTCTCCGGGGTGAACCTGCCAGTGCAGAACCTGCTTCCCAATCGAGGCATCTGTTTCCATGATAAGGTCGGCGCACGGGGCACCCTGCTGGAAACCGTAATAACTATAAACCCAGTGATTGCCCGATGTCGGCCCGCCGCAGCCATCGACCCAGTTTGCAATATTGGAATATGCCGGTTGCGAGAAGTCGGTGTTAAGCGCGTGTGTCGTGAACCCGGCAGCCTGCGCCGGGGCTGGCAGCCCTCCGACGACGGACTGCGTGATGGTAACCGGGATGTCAACCGAAGGGCTCGTGCCAGACAACGCGTAAGCCGGGCCGCTTAAGACGAGGAGGAATACCAATAACAAGTGTTTCATAATCATGGAACCGCCATATTGCCAATTGTGCCGGTGCAGCCGGGCGGCGGCGGATAGGTCTGCGTGATCCCAGCCGCCGCCCGAGTAGCGAATAGCTGATCCCCGACCTCGGTAACCTCTGACGGGTCGGGGTAACCGCTAGCAGTAGTCAAGTGAAACGAGGAGTAAGGATAAGACTGCCCTGCAAGCCCTCCCACAAAGATGTTGGTATTCCACACATTCGGTGGATTGGTAAAGAACGTCGGGGCAGGGTTCAGATTGGGACCAATGTAAGCAAACCAGTGTGTCCGCGAAGACTCACCATCTTGAATTACAATGTTATTGTTAAGATTAAGAGAGAAGATGGCGTTCCCACCCCCTGGCAAGGTCTGCGGCGGGCCGCCATTCTCATCATCCATCGCCCAGCCTATTTGGTTCTGCTGCGGCGATCCCGGGCCCTTGACAATGGTGTTATTGTCAATGTGACACTCCCGCCCCTCCGGGCAGTCGATCTCCTCACTGTCCACATAGTAAGGGTCCTGCGAGCCTATGAACAAGTTACACGTGAAGTGGTTTACAAAGCCGCGCGACTTCGCGCCGTGCCCAAACATCGCTTGCTCTGAAAACGTATGGTTCCAATCCAGTGTATTGGTATTGTCACCGAAGTATGCGTTATGCTGCGGCCCATTGGGCCCGCCGCATCTCGCGAAATGTAAGTTCTGCACAACATAGTTCACGAACGGCTGCGAGTTGCCGCTGAGGATGCAGTCCTCGCCGTCGTGGAGATAGTCATTCCGCATCACGGCATTACCACTGGCTAGGTAGAAGCAGGCAGTAGGGCCATTTGTGGCCCAGTCAGAGCATTCGAGGTTGTCGAATATTCCGACATCAGTAGCGCCGCCCCAGTAGACGAACGTCCCTTTGCCATTGCACAGAAGGGTTGAGCCGCCCATGAAGTGGGCAAAGTTACCACCTACCCCTTTGATCCACAGATGCTGTGGGAGATGCCATATACGATCGCTAGTCGGCGCGTTGAACGGGCTAGCGTTTCCAAACTGAGAGCAGTCATAATAGGCCCCGGCTTGTATAGTGATTAGCGTATTGTCAGTGATACCATTGATATTGGCATTACTGAGCCCGATTAGGGCGAGGCTCAGCTCAGTGTACTGACACCCGGAAGGGCAAACGGTTATGGTCTGATTTGGGGTGAATGGTTCGGTGAGCGTATTCATAGCTGTCGGCACGACGGGAGATAGCGTCGCCGGCGTGATGACTGTCGGAGTAACCGCTGTCGCCTTCGACCCACCTTGATTATTCGGCACAAGGACGACTTGTAGAAATTGGTAGTTATCACTCGGCGGTGCCGGAACCGTCAAGGCCACGGTCCCGTTATGCACGCCAATGGCAGGCATGGTCCCACTGACCCACTGGTAATCGAGACCCTGGACATTCCCATTACTATAAGCGCCTCGCGCGTTACCGATCTGAACATAATCAGTGCCCATTGTATTAGGCGTATTCCTGACCGTAACGTTGACTACTGACCCCGGCGCCGGGTTATAATTGTCCACCGTCAGGAACAGTGTCGTGGTATCCGCTGGGTCTACACCCTGGATGGCCATTGTCGTACTAGCCGGTGAGCCAATCACGCCCGACTGAGTAAGTGTGACTACGATCGTATAGTTGCCTGCAGGGACGTCAGTGCTACCAACCGTGACGGCGCCGGTAGCAGAGTTGATCGCAAACTTGCTAGCGTCGGTACCCCCAGTGATCGCCCAGCTTCCAGTAAAGGCAGGCACAAGCGGAAAGATCGTCGCCGCGATTTTACCCACCGGCGTGTTGGCAGACCCAGCTCCGGCGAGGAACTGGAAGAGGTTGCCAGCTGGCTGAACCACTGGAATTAGCGTTTGGGGAAGCGCTGCGCCGGTTGAGATAGTGACCGGAATGTCAACCGGAGAACTCGTCCCCATCAGCGCATACGCCGCTCCACTCGACGCTATAAGCATCGCAATGATGTATAAGTGTCTCATGGTGCAGCACTTGTTGCAAACCCGCTTCCGTTCCACACAAACCACACGGCGCCGGTATTCTTAACATACAGCTGCCCACCATGTGCGACTTCCATCAGGATGGCACAGCCTTGAAACGCACCGTTCAGGTAAACGACGTAGTCAGATGTATTGCAGATAGACCCGAGCGTCCGACTGCCAACGATCGGACCCCATGACCACACCCCGTTGCTTGTCGCCAAGGGTGCTCCATTCGGAGCTGACGACATAACCAAATCTGCAGTCGGGTCGAGCTGAACCGCTTCCATTGTAACGTGCTCAGTGGTGCCGCCCGCGTTTCCAACGCCGCGGCCGTTCGACGCAAGGACCAAATTGCTACCGCTGACCGAGTAAGTATCGGCGTCGTAGTTCGGCGAGACGAAGATATAGGCTCCCGTAAACGCCGACCCGTCACTCCACACGCCCTGTAATGCCGTGACATTGCCGCTAGTGCCATCGGATGACGGTATAGTCGGCTGAGCCGGCGTTACATTAAGCGTCAATGCCCGATGTGTCACAGTGATTGGTACAGAGACACTGCCAGTCCCGGGCGGGAAGGCAGCATAGGCGGCGCCGATCAGGAATAGAGCTAGTAGAGCTTTCATTGTGTCGCTATCACCTGAATAGTGTCAACTAGTGTCTGCGCATTAGGCCCAACACCAGGCCCGCTTGGATTGACGATAATGTTGTTGCCCGAAAGGGCAAAGATCGAACTTGGATTGTTGCTAAGCGTCAGACTTCCAGTCCAAGGCGTGCCGTCATCCATGACGACCGAGACGGTCGCCACAACCGTTCCGGCTGGCGTCGTATCGGGTATATTTGGCATCGCCGGATTAACCGTTACGATCGGGAGCGGGTCACGACTGAATGCTTGTATACTCCACTTAAGTGGGAGTATTGGTCCCACAGAATTCCGCATCCCGGTCGGCTGGGCGGAAAGAAGCAAATACGCTACATATGTCCACACGCCTGGGGTTCCTACAGCACCATACTGCGCTGTATTCAATGGCAATGTAGCCTGCGCGTGGTTCTGAAACCAACCATTGACCTGCGTGCCGCCAGTCAGCGTAAGCGCTGTCCATGTCTGCCCGTTTGTAGATACGTAAGCTGTATTCCATACATACTGTGTGTTCACGCCTTCGGCGCCGAAGGTAAGCACAAGGCTCGCGCCTTCGGCTATGCTTAGATGCAATGGCTGCGGAGCAGTCGCGAAGACATTCCACGGCGCGGCAAATGCGGCAGGAACCGCAGCCGGCCCTACAGGCCAATATGCAAACTGAGCGGTCACTGAAGCATCTTAACGTAGCTCTCTGGATCTGACACTGCTCCCCCCACAACTCGTCCGGTTACATTGAACCTCAAAGCGTATTGTCGCATGATCTTAGCCGTTTGCTCGTCCAACTCGCGACTGTCCGGCCGCAGCTTCGCTGCCCGCCGAAGCAATGGCTCAACGTTCTGCATCTTAAATATTCGGCTGCCGAAATTATAAAGGCTATGAGCTATGAAGCCACTTGCGGCAAGCGTAGCGCCTTCAGTAACATGTCCAGTAATTATGCGCTCTAGCCCTACAATGCCAAGATAACCGCTCCAGCCAAAGATACGGCCATGTGCATGGCTTGCCACCCGGCCGGTAAGGCCGTCCTCGGTAAGCCTTTGGCTTATCTTCGCGAAGCCTTCGAGCTTGGCGTATTCGTCTCGCGTTAGCAGGTGCCGGAGCGCCGCTCCGTGGTCGAGGATATATTGGTGTATCTTCGTTGGATCAAACAGCGGTCCCTTAGCATTCGGCCCAGCCTCCATGAGCATCTGATGCATGACATCATTTGTAATAGCCTTCTGGGCCTCCGGCCCAGAGACAATCCTCTTTAAACCTTCGATTTCCTCATAGTCTCCCCTTTTAATAACATCCTTCAACCATCCGTAGAAGTGCGCCTGACTGAACTCAGCAGCTCCTCGAGCTGTTTGCCAGTCGCTTCCAAATCGTTCCTGCATGCCACGTTTGACAGCACCGAATGCACCTCTAAGAGGTCCAACAGGGGTAAACTTTCCACCAGCGTCGCGAACTGCTGCCCCAGCTTCACCTTCCATTCCTCGTATAAGACGTCGGATAGCTCCTTTTTTGGCCGCGTCACCGGCCTGTCGGTGGACGGTTTGTAAGTATTGTATACCTTTAGCATAGTTAGCTCCAGTGATTGGACGCTCGACATACGGCGCCGGCGCCACTGGCGGCTTGTCACCCTTGGCGATCGCCCGGTTCATATGAGCCTGGATAAGTGTCGGACCAGCATTAGTCCCCGCTTTAGCCTTAATCTTATCCCGCCACTCAGTCATTGCCTTCTGAAACTTATCATCAGCAACCTTAGCGGCGTCCCTTCGGGCTTCCTCAGCATGCACCCCCATTATCTTTAGTGCCTGCTCAGAAATCCCATGGATCGCCGGCGTCCCCTTCTCTTCTTCCACCGCCTGCCGAGCTTGCGCCGCAAGCTGTTGCGATAGCAGCTGTGCCTTCTCCACGCTCGCCCGCATCTCCGCATCTTGCTTGCCAAGCGTGTCAAGGACCGCATCCTTGACCTTGCTTACATTCGGGCCAAGGTTTTGTGCGGCGTCGGCCAGCTCCTTTATAAAGGTCTTCTGCGCCCCTTCATCTACGATATGCCGTAGCGTCCACGCCGCAGCCTTGGCGAAGGGGAGACCAAGTGCTCCGCCAAAGAGAGCGCCTATTGGCGCTTCCCACAGTCGATCGTTTGGGTCGGCATTTGGATTGAATTGAAGACCACTAGCCGCTGCGCCACCAGCCGCGCCACGGGCGATTAGTGGAACCTTGGCAGCAAGCGCTCCCACCTGTGGGATAAGAGCCTTCGCTCCAGCTGTGACAAGCCCGCCTGCTCCCATAATCCCGGCTGTCATGCCAAATACTTGACCGGCGAAGCCGACGTACGGGTGAGCGTCGGCCGCACCAGCATACCGCTCATCAAGCTTATTCTTCCAGTCCGTCATCTTCTGCGCCTGCTCCGGCGCGACTTGCTCAAGCACAGCCTGAGCGGCGCCGAACGGAACATTTAACAGCTCCTTCGCCGCACCCGCTGCGAACGCATTATAGGCTCCCATGAAGCCTTCTTCATCCTCCGGGGCTTCGCCATATGGTGTAGAAGGATCAGGCACACTGGCCGGCGTCCCCTGCGGCCCAGGCGAACCATCACTCGGATGCTTAAATGTGCTCCATATGTCATGAAGGTCTGAATTCGTCAGCGCTCCCTTTGACGCCACAAAGCGCCGGCCCGGACTATCCAGGTTCGAATGTCCAAGTACACCATCGATATACTTGTGTACTTGTTTCGCTAACTCATCGTCTGGCCTGCCCTTCGCTATCCAATCATCGATCTTCGCCGGCCCAGCAACATATCCACCGAGCGCATCCTCCCAATTTCCATATTTCTCATGCAGCTGCGAGAGCCGTTTCTCTCCCAGCTCCCGACTGATATTCCCATCAGTCTTATACGCATCGTCCTTCGCTCCCATCTCCCTAGCTGTAGCTTCCTGCAGTCCCATAAGGCCATAGGCCCGCCCAGACTTAGTCTCCGGCCCAACGGCTAACGGGTTACCGTGGCTCTCAACCCATTGCACACCGGCAGAGACAAGTCCAAGGTCCTCCTTCCCGCCAATCCGGCGCTTCTGTTCCTGTACAGGCGGCGCCTTCGGCGTCTCTCGCGCTTGCGGGCCATAATCCTTCGCTTGTTGCTCGTGTAATTGTTTCGCATACGCCGTAGCTTGCTCTGGCGACCCAAATTTCCCTAAATGCTGACCAGATTGATGATATTGATCTATAGCTTCTTTTTCAGACAGAATACGGCTGCCATCAGCCGCGACAGTCGGAATGAGAACTTCTTTTCCATCCTCATTAAAAGACATCGACCGGACAGTGCTGTATGAGCCATCCGGGTTGTTAACCACTGGACGCTTCTTAAGATCGATATTTCCCGCGTCTGGCGTCCATAGTGCGTTTAGGTCTATTTCAGCCACGTTACCGGCCTTCCAAGTCTGGCCGCTTCACGCCAGTAACTTTCTCAACGGTCTGCTTCAACGTACCGTGTTCCGGTCCCTGTAGTGCCTTCGTTACTGCCACAGCTTGCTCCGGTGTCACACCGAACATGCGAGCAAAGTCATTAAGCTGCTGCCCCTTTGCCGTATTGCCATTCCCCACATCAACTGACTGCTCACCGCTTAGCTCCTTCGATCCACCCTTCACCGGCTCAAACGTCTTCGGATTGATTTGCTGTCCCTTATAGAAGATAGCCTTTCCATCTTTGGTGTACCAAAGCGTGTCCGTCGTATCTGTGATCTTCTTTAACCCTGCTATACTACTATCGATTGCTTCTAGGTTCCTCTGTGGATCTTTCGCGTACTCTGCGCGTATACTTTCCATCCGAGCGGTTTGATTATGGATGTACTGATTAACATCCATAATTTGCTGGATCTTATCCTTGATGACTGTGGGAGAGACGTCCTTTGCCAGATCCACCCGTGTCTTACCTGTGAAGCCACTGCCGCTAGTCGCGGAAGTCTGTACCTGCTGGTGCGCCGCCGCGACGAGCGCAGTAAACGCCGGATCAGTTCCATAACCATGAGATGTTAGAAGCTGCTTGAAGTATCCGCTAATGCCACCTTGCGCTTTCGGATCATTTTCAATAGACTTTAGAACAGTTCCCATATCTTCAGTCAGCGACGCAGCATTCGCCACCTGTTGTCGATCTACATTTTCCAGCGGCTTTGTCCCAGCTTTAGCTTTATCCTGGGCCGCAATCCTTGCCGTTTCCCTTGGCCCGACTTCCTCCGCGGCGGTTTGTGCCTTCGTTGTTGCCGCAATACCACTCGCCGCCGCCTTAGGCCCGCCCAACGCTCCTTCAAGCTGAATAGCATACCACTGCGCCGGATCCATTCCCTCTGGGGGCTTATTCGTCGCAAGTGTACGCGCTAGCGCATCTCTTCGGCCTTGCTCATCCTGCAACTCTTGAGCTGTCTTCTGCCCAGTTAGTTCAAGGTTATGAGCTTCTAGCGGTGTCTTCATTCCCCGCGCAGTAATCTCGCCTGCAAGGTTCTCTCGTTGAAGCGGCTGCGCCGCTACCTTGCCCTGAAGCTCTTGCTGCTGAAGCGGCGCCATCTGCGCCTGCGTCTGCGTCTGCTGCTGAACTTGAACATTCCGTGATCGGGCAAGATCGGTCTCTGCTTGGGTATGTGCTGTAGCAATCCCCGATTGTGCTTGTTTAAGGATAGCTTGCCGCATGGCAAGGCCATGATCGCCATACCGTTGGCCTATCAGATACGGCTTATCTTGAGGAATAATACTATCATCCGCCTCAATATCATGTATTCCTTTCATCACGCGTTGATTATTGCTGTCATTCAGCTTCCGGCTAACGAACGCGCCCACGAGAGAGCCAAGGCCCTCTCCGACCATTGTCCATCGCTTATCCTCCGGAAGGTAGACGACAGACATTAGAATATGCTCCCCAATGGCGTGTTAGCAATACCACCACCAGGAGTAGTGAGCCCTCGGCTAGCGCCACCAGCGATCGCCGCGAAGAGGCTAGGCAAGAAGCCAGTACTTCCCGGGTTAACCACCGTTTGTGTCTGCTGCGTACTCGCCGTGCTTAGGCCAAGCGCATCCGCGATCTTCTGTTGGATCTGATTGAGGATGCTTTGAAAGTCGTTATACTGGCCCGTAAGCTGTGTCTGTTCTGTCGCCTGTGGGACGGCGCCGGCTTGGAGCCCGCCGCCGAGTAGGCTCTCTTGCGCCGTGTCTAAACCTAGCGGCGCAGCCGCAAGTCCAGGCGTTGCTGTAGCTGCTCCAAGCGCAAGTTGAGCATTCGTAGCTTGCGCGCCCTGATTTGCTTGATCAGCGGCCAAGGTAAACTGGCTACCCTGCTGTGCCAACGTTCGCGCAAGGTTAGTACCAGCTTGATTTCTTGCGCTAAGGCTATCGCTACTAAATCCACCACCTGCACTCCTTCCATAGTTTGCATTAATCGACGGTATGACCTGCTGGTTAAAGTCTTGTGTGAGCGGCTGAACGACCCCCTGCTGATAAGCCGCTGTCGGATCAATCATGCTCACCGGCGGATGCTGTTGAATTCCTTGAGCCGTGTTGAGCGCCGTACTGAATGCTTGTGCATTACCTGGCTGGGCAGAGGCCGGACCTCCAGTGTAGCCATTAACTAGGTTCTCAATCCCAGTCAAGGACGTTTGCTGGAGCTGGCTCATTGGCGCGCCGTACTGCCCTGTTAGGCTCGGCTGTAGCTGCCCAAAGTTATACGCACTGCCTGCGCCCTGGCTTCCACCCAGCATTCCACCTAGACTATCCAGCAGGGCCTGCTGCGTCGGGTCAACCGTTGACTGTGTCGTTGACTTAACACTCGGCGCCGAACCCGTCATTAGTCAACAACCCCAATGATCGAATTAACGAATTCCACTGCCTCCTCACGAGTGCTGAAGTGTAAAGTCACAGACCTCTCCTCCTGATCGTCTAGGACTATATGAGCCTCTAAAGCAGCCAGTAGTCTTTCCATCTTCATCCGTCGCCGATGCTCTTTCAATTCATCGTTTATCATGAGGCAACTCCATTTCCAGACTTATGGCCAAATAGTGCGTCTTTGGAGATCGCAAAGATATGAAGATCTCGAAGACCTTCATTGGTCACGATTGCGCGTGTTAACGTGCCTTCCTGTTTCATGCCGATATGTCTGGCTGCAAGAAGCGCCAGTCGGTTGTCCGACGGAACACCTGCCCATACCTTCAGCATCCCTCGTTGGAATATCTGCGACAGCGCGAAGAGTGTCATTGCTTTTGCTATCTTCCCTCGGAAACCTTCACGAAACGCTAGATGCATCTCTGCTCCTATGCTTGTCCGGCGCATGAACTGAACATAGCCGATGATCTGGCCACGAAAGGTCGCAGCGAATGTTGCCGTCTGAGGATGATATAGCTCCTGCGTGAAATCTACTTGTTCCGGCTGGGGAAATAGTCGGTCATGCGTCGCCCAATAGATCTCTGGCCGCGCCATGAACTGACACATGGCCTGCATGTCATAACGCTCGCTAATGTTATATGTCATACCTAATATTCACTCTCAAAGCTTGACCACATCTCCGCATAGACTAAACTAAAGCTTGGATCTGCACCGCTCAGACGAATACGAATATACGTCGATGCGTTGTCGAAGGTAAGCCGCTGACGGCTTAGGCCGGCGCCGAAGTTCAATGTCATTGGCAACCCATTCGCATCCGTCATAGTCGTATATACCGTCACTGGCGCGCTCGGGTCCGTATCAAACGGAGGGTCAAGGGCAAACTGAACAGTAATACCGTTCCCCTGGCCATAGAATAAGATGCTATCCCACCGCTCGATCGCATCGCCACGCCCCATGTCCTTCATTGCCATTGACCATGGAATGACCGCACCATTGTCCGTCTTTGTCGTGTAGTCATATACGAAGGTGCTCTGCTTAGCGGGCGCGCACAGGATCAAGACCGGCGCATTGAGCAAAAACACCCGACTGTCCCAGGCAGTGGTATTCTGTGCCCAAGTGCCAACAGCACTTGCCCACGTAGTTGTTAGAAGCGGTAGGAAGTAACCTGCACTGACGAACGTGTCGGGGAAGGTTCGATGATACCAAGCGTTCTTTTCCAAGCTGCATCGTAAAACGCTACCCGGCAGCGTTTGAGTCCCTGCTGGGTAGAATAAAAGGACTTCATCGTTCTCCCCTACATACTGCGTGAAGATGGTCTGCTTCGCCTGCGCGTTTAACTCTCCTTTAGCACTAAGTAGGCGTGCGAAGACATTGTTCCCAACGGGAACAAGGGCGTAGCCTCCATCATAGGTATAGATATTCTGCGTACCGACGATGAAATGCGTCTCACCCAGCTCTGCTACGCTCCCCTGGCTCTGAATTCCCTCACCATAGATCATATATTCGAAGAATAACGTTTGGTTAGGCAGGCCCAGATACGTACAGCGCATAATCGTGGTTTCACGATAGATAATCATCCACGGGCCAAGTAAATTGGCGGCGAGGATAAAATCCTCAGTATCTACGAGCGGATAAATCGCGGCTATACCGTTCTGACCCGGCGTCCATCCAGTCGGATCGCCCTGATCACTCGCCCGGACCTGCTGCGGCAAGTCCATACCATTCTCTGTCGTATTAAGGAGAATGAGCTGCTCATGGAAAACGTTCATGGCACGACACGTTGTGCCATTAGGCAACCCTGGCAGTGTCGCCAGCACGCCCTGGAAGTAGTAAGAGATCGGGTCCTCACCGTTTGAAATGATCACCCACCCGATCGCCGGAAATACAACCGCAGACACCTGAACGTTTAGGTTTCCGGCAAGGGCCGGCGCAATTACGACTTGAGCGCCCAAGTTGGCGCCTGGCGCAGGACAAGCCGTTGTTGCTGTGACCACCGACCCGGCTATACCACCAACTATGAACTGCCACTGTTGTCCATTACTTAGTGCAAGACCGAGCTTAGATCCGATAGCTATACCCTGTATTGAGCTTAGCGTTAGCGATGTTGCCCCGGCTGCTGCCGCTATGGTTAATGTAGGTATCACATTGACGACGGAGACGCCCGCGTTGGCATTAATACCCGGCGCCGGTATGTTTGTCGTGAGTGTAACGGTAGGCCCGGCTACGCTTAGGACTACGAACGGGGTTAGGATACCGTTGCTTAACGGGACTTTGAGGGCAGTACCAGCGACAATCCCTGCGGGATTACTAACGACAATAACGGCCTGACCGCTTGCAGCGATCGCAGTCGTAATTGTGCTCGGTCCACTGTAGTGGACGTATTGCCACTGCGGCGTATTGCCGCCCAGAAGCCGATAAACAGACGCTGTTGTGACAAGTAAAAGCTCACTCGTCCCGTCGGGATAGTAAACCTGATAGGCCAGCTGTGGCTGGCCGGCGACCGGTGGACCAAAGGGGCCGTAGCCCGTATCCACCAAGATCTGTCCATCAAACCAATAAAGGTTCTCAGCCTCACTAAGCGAGTTAGTTGGTAGGTTTGACGGCTCCACCGCATAGTTGACGCCGGCATCGAACGCGTTTAAGCGCTCTCGCTCATAGTCTTGCGGCAGCGTTGGGTCAAGCGGGCCGGGAAGGCTCTGGGCCATTAAGCGGGCGTTCCTGTGGCGTCAACCCAAACGCTTCCACGCCACCAAACGGGCTTCCCAAGCGTCGTGTCGAAGTACGTCTGACCAATGGTTAGCTGAGCCTTCGGCCGAGAGCCTGTGGCTCCCTGATCCGGGAAATTATTAGCACCCGCGATCTCTTGTAGGCTTCTCGTAAGGTCCTGGAATACGCGTTGAAGGGTCTGGACGTTCGCGTCGTTGATCACGAGGTTTGGAAAGCTGATGGGGAGCTTCACGCATTACCTCCACAAGTCGGCCGAAGCCTTCTGCGATCTCGTTCCGTGTACTTTCCACCGCCGCCGCTGGACGATTACTCGCCTTAATGACTTCGATTAAGTACACCGGCATCTGTATCCAGGCACATTCCTTCCAGACAGTAACCGCCCCACTTTCTATATTCGTCTGCACAGTCTCCCACCATGCCGGACACCCGCCTTCAGCTATCCTGGCATGCCGTGGGCATTTGGCACAATCCCATGCTGTCATTGTTTACTACACACGATAGTGTTGACATACGCGGGTCGCCAAGTTCCATCAGCAGATACACTAGTGTTGGCGCCATGAGTGTGTGCAGCATTTCCACCCGTTCCCCCATCACTGGTTATAGCAAACTGGCCGAGGAAAATGGAGTTACCAGAGTTAAACCCAACAGTACCTCCGGTAGAAGTAACCGCACTCACGTTGTGTGTATGACTGGGTATTTCACCTTGGTTCAGCGCATGACCGGCTACTGACGTAGCGGCCGAGAGGCCACTAATCGTCCATGAACCACCACCACCTGCACCCGCGCCGTTTGTTGTGCGGAGCACTTGATCATTTAAGCCGACAATTTGTACCCATCCAGTTGGGGCAGCTGCCTGGATGAATGGTAACACCGTACCAGATGGAAAGAACTGTACATTGATCGCGCCGTTGTTCGTAATCTGAATGAGGTTCTGCGCGTCATCTTGATACCAAAGCTCCGCCCTACCTGTGCCAGCATGCTTATTCGCAAATAGCATGCCATCCCCGGCGTCGAGTATCTTGGCACCATCTGGCGCCGGCCGAAGCGTAACCTGGCTATGCTTCCCGTCATTACCGTCGCCGTTCCACGAGTGGTCAATTACCAGCCGTTGATGGATGTCTGTTTTGAGCGCGCGTATCCGGCCGGCGCCGAGGTTGATATTCTCATTATCAGCTGGCTCACCCTCATATGCTGTGTCCCACGTCTCGAAGAAGGTGAAGCTCATAGGCTACGCCTATTTGCTTCCATCATGCGCATGCTTCCTATTTGCCACCCCCTTTAGGGCCATCACGAGGGCCTTTCCATGTACCTTCTTTCCCGCTTTAGGCGGGTGCGATACATTCGGCTGAACGCGTGAACCACGCGTCTGTGTCATGCCCTGCGCTCCGCGCGGGCGTTTCGGCGCCTTCTTATACAGATGCTCCTCGGGATAGTGACCACCTGCGGTGCCGCGTCCCATACCTTTCATATCAGTCATTTTACTCATCCTCTAACCCAGCCAACGCCATCCGGCGTGTAGCTATGCGTTGCACCATTAGCATTGATCACATCAACGTTTGACGCTAGCGTTATCGGACCGATAAGCGCTCCATCCGTGTTTGTCACTGTTATCGGAAAAGCGGCGGACACGCCATTAACGTCTGCTATTTCCACAGTCTGGCCCAGATTTGCATTCACCATAGTCGGGAGTAGTATCGTCGTCGGACTAGGCGTCTGTTTTCGCACGGAAACCAGCTCAGTAGCCGGAGATAGTTGAATAATCGCTCCAGTCGCGACTATTAGGCTCACATTCGCGCGCGGCTGTATCTGCGCGATCCACCGTCCTGGCGTTCCAAGTGACGGATACGGGTTCCAAATAGTAACACCATCTGGCACATCTAACGCATCAGCATCCCACATAATGAGGTTTTGGCCGCCGTCCATCGTGGCCGCAATGCCGGCTAGATGTGCAAGGGCCCCGTCGGCCACACCTACAAGACCATCATTCATGCCATCTGGGGAGCTAAGGTAGCTCGCATTAGGAATGCTCAGGAATTGGCTTGTCTGCAACCCGCCAGACTGGACACTATACCAGCCCAGCACTGGTACGGCTAGTGTAATGACTGGCGGAGGCGGCGGCTTTGTTACCATCAGGGCTGCTGTGCAATGAACGGGTTAGACCAGTACGGCGTATTTGCTATCGGTGGCACCTGACCGATATCATGGCTAATCTCAAGGTCGGGCTGACTATCGTCATGCTCGATGGCTTCATTGACTAGGCCATCAACTAGGTTTTCGTGATACGTAGCTCGATCAAGCCGCCCATAGCTTCGCCATTTGTATCCCAGCGTCCAATTAATGAGAATATCATCTTTCTCCTGAAAGACGCTCGTCTGACCTAGGTTTGCTGATACAAATGGTATAGGCGCGACTGTGCAACGAAGCTGCGCTGTGAACTGTTGAAACGGCGGCGGAACCATGACGATGAACTGTCCCCACCATGCGTAACGTGAGGGCCACCCAGGCACAAGCCACTCCGGGCTCGGATAAGCGTTATCAAACCACCGCCAAGGTACTTGAATGACCTTTTGGCTCTGGCCAAGACTAGCTATGCCAGCGCTTGTGTCGAGTAGCACGAAGCTATGTATCGTCTTCGTGCCAGTCGGTACCGACAGATACTTGTCAACGGCTGGATTACCTGTGAAGCTCATTTGCGCGAGGAAAAGCTGCTTCAAGTCTTTCCATAGCCATTTACGCGAGATACGCTGTTGTGCAAGGTTAATCGCATTGGTAAGCGCTACCGTACTCACACCAGCGTCGTTACGATTACCCAGACCTGACCGAATTTCGGTCAGCATATCATTCAGCGTCAGAATACCCACCTTTGGCTACGCCTCCGGTGTCGGCTTGGGCCCCAGCTCAGCGACGTTCGCTTGCATATTCTTGTGTGAAGTCGCATCGACGATAGCGTTATGCATATCAAGCATTGCTTGTTTTAGCAATACGAGTTCTGCTTCAACCGCCGCTACTCTATCCAGCAACTCACCTGTCATATCTACCTCCGGCTGCTTGCGCAATGCGCTGATACGCATACGAACTACCTCCAGCCAAGAGGCCGTCGGCATAACACCATGTACGCTGCTTTCGATATCTCCCAGTGACGCAGTCACTGCATCGAGAGCGCTATCCCAAACTTCGTCTTCGTTCATCCCAGTTGTCCAAATGCATGAAAGCCAAAGACGCCGACATTGGTTGCATCGGCTACTTGTGTGTCCGCCGCCGCCGTTAGGCTCTGATACGCCCGAAACGCCTTATCAGCCGGGCTCCAACGTACGTGATAACCGAGGCTAGAGACGCCATCGGCGACAACACGAACGGTGGCGTTCTGGTTGAAGAGGCCAGTAATGCCAGTTAGTGGCACCTTCGCTGCAGTATAAGCCGAAAGGTTGCAGACGCCGGAGATAAGCCCGAACGGCGCGCTAGCCATCCGCATAGGCGTCCGCTGATCGAGCGTGACTGTGATTGTATCCGCCACGAGCTACGCTCCTTAGTATGGAGCAATGAGAAAGACGGGACCGGACGCCCCAGCTAGGATCGTCAGGTTGATCCCTAAGGCCGGATCGGTTGCTGCTGCCTTCGCGACCAGCGTCTTCGTCGCCGCCATCTTTAACTCAAGACCAGCTGAGGCCGCGGTGACGTTATTGACGGTGCAGACACCTCCAATTTGTATCCAACCAAACTGTACGGTTCCGGATGCGATCACAGGTGCTACCACGACGCCGGCGCCGATCGTGCCAGACGCTCCGTCGACTGTCTGCCCACTAAGATCAGTTAAGACATAACCAACCGGGTCGCCTACGACATGCGCCGTGGTCCCGCTAAACTTAACGTACTTATAGACCGCATTGTCTGTGTTCCGAATGGCTCCTAACGGCTCCATTGCCACAGTGTCAATATCTGTCAGGGCCGCTTTGAAGCTTTGAAGGAACCCTTTACTAACCGTAGCTGCCATAGCCTACCTCCTTACGGTGTGTTGATCGTGTCCATGACGCCCATCACGCGCCGCCGGTTCGTCGTAAACGAACACGCAAGCGAGATCTGCGCCGCCCGATCTTCGACCTGCTGTGGGATCTCCTTCCAGCTTGTCATTTCGAAATACCGGCCAGGATCGTAGATGAACTTGAGGAACCGAGTATTCAAAAAATACTGCCGCTGCGTGATCGACGGGCTCCATACCATCGGGATACCCTTAAAGCTCTGGCTATCGAACCCGGCGTCCGCTAGCTTGTTGTTCCCGATCCGATAGTACGGGAGGACTGCGTCTTCGTAAAACTCATAGGTGCTCTGGTCATTTAGGATGATATCCGGCGCATCCATCTTGCGGTTGTTCATGCAATTGTGCAAAAGCGTCCGCATGACCGGTATACCATTCACGGCAAAGCTAAGGCCAGCCATTGTGATGGCCTGATTTTGCCACCAAGTGTTCACGCTAGGATCAATGCCTCCGGCATTGAATGAGGCGCTAGCAACGTTAGCAGTGTCTGGAACTAGGAACTGAAGGCCATCGATCTGATTAGAGGCGGCGCCGGAACCGCCCGCTAAGGCCGTTTCCAGGTTTGTGATCAGGCTGTCTTCCGTATTGTCCAGTTTCTCGCTAACCCAATCGAGGATGCGGTTACTTCCCGAGTTCTGCTGATCGTCGACGCCGAACCGGAGGATATTCGCGGCCAGGTATCGCCAGTTAAACTGTGCAACTTGCAGGAACTTATAATCCTGCATAGCGACTGAGCCGCCACGGGTGAGCCACACGATCGTACTATTCGGCGCGTAGGCAAGGTTTTCTTCGATAATCCGCCCGCCGCGTACACTTTTCAGCTTCCCCTTATCCTTCAACCAGAACCAGAATGGTGCCGCATTGAAGATGTTATCGGACACACCGGGAAGGCGTTCCTGCCATGTCGTTGTATAAAGATCATCAAGTGCAAGACTGATTGTGCTTACCACGCTAGTCTACTCCTTTCTAACTTTGCCCGGTTAGGACGCCGGGCCATTTGGCATTGACCTTCGCGAGCGCTGCCTTAAACGCTGCTTCCTTATTGGCATGTGGCTTTGGTGCATCTGGCTCGTTGCTTCCATATGGAGACATACTGAATGGCTTAGGTGCCAGAGGCGCCTTAGGCGGCGCATACTTCTCCTCAAGCTTCTTCACCTTCTCCGGGTTCTCACTCCGCGCAAGATGGTAAGCCCGTAGAGGCGTAATTCCTGGCGTCTCTTCGACGATCGCTATCATCTCCGAATTCCAGTCGCCAAAGTCCTTATGCTTCCCGCTTAGGCTTTCTATCTCCCGTGTGTAACTTTCCGTAAGCTGCGCTTGTTCCTGCTCCGCCTGCTTAGTGCCGAATTGGGCAAGAAGAGGTTGGATCTTGTCGACGATGTCATTGGCTGTCGACTCGCGAATAAACTTCGCCAGCTCAGCATTAGTCATTTCATCAAGCGGCTTCTCCGGCAGCGCTTCACGCTTCGGCGCCGGTTTATCCTCCGGTGGAGGATCGCGAGGCTGAACGTCCCCGCGCAAGCCTTCCACATTGGCATTAAGCCGATTTATACCCTCGATGAACTGGTTCCAATCAGGAGAGGCTGGCGCCTCTGTTTCAACAACTTCATCTTTACCCACCTGAGTTCTCCTCCGTTTGCATTAGTCGATCTTCGATTGACTTAGTGTTCTGCGGTTGCATCTGCCCCGCCTCACGGCGCATTTTCAGCTGCGCCGCGCGTAGCACATTATCTATCTTCATCATCCCGGCACCTTCTAGGCCCATAACCATCTGGCCTGTCATTCGGCCAGCTTTGGTACACTCAAGGTGTGGTTCGCGCTCACCCTTGTAGAGGGTAATGACAAGCTGGCTGTCTATATCCACTTCCCGCTCTTCGTCCGCCACGTTTGGCTCTCCAAGAGATACTTGCTGTGAACTCCGTTTTCCTTGCATTTATCCGCTAACTCCTGTGGACTAGAGATGTATACTGGTTCTAATGAAATATGCTCATGCCAACCAGTACGGAAAGTATGAATACGAGGGGCGCCGCTAACGCGGCGTTCCCACTCTGCACGGCATACATCGCACTCATCACGAGAAGAGTGATTACAGACGCTAGATCGCACACGATATGCCATGTCATTGTACCGGCCCTGCTTGACCATTAGCTGCGCCAATTCCCTGGAGCCGCTGCGCCGCCTGAGGCACGCTCATTGGATTACCTGGCGACGTGTTACCCATCTCTTTAATTAGGTCCATCACGTCACCACTGTAGACTTCATTTACCGTCATCTGGGTAAGCTTAAACGGATCAATCATCGGGTTGTCTTTGAACAGTGTATAACCCTGTACGGCGCGCTGTTCGCGCACCTGCTTAGTCAGTGGCACACTGCTGTCCGGATCGATCTTGGTCACGTAGTGACCCTGGCGCAATTCTTGAGGTTGGAACTTAATCCAAATCTCGACGCCGCCCGGGCCTATTACGCTCTCCACAATGTCTCTGTCCCAATGCTTAACAATCACTTGGTTCATGTCACTGACAAAGTTAACCAATAAGTCGGCACAAGTATCACGTCTCTCGTCAACTCGTATCTGTGTTGCTTGGTTGACAATATTAGCTTCAGTAGCAGAGCGGTCTGCTGATCCCGGCGCATACTCGCCGAATTGATTTGTTCCAAGACCAAGGATCTCCTGTACATCTTGAGCGGTGAGCTGTTCACTTTGGAGAAGCGCTGTGGGAATTTGTGCAGGTGTCAACTCCTTTACCATGCCGACATTCTTTACCTTAACCATTGCACCGACGTCATCATCAATCAGCTTGCTAGCTTCATCCGGGTCGATTGCATTCTGCTCTACGAGGAACTTAACAAGGGAGATACGACGATGGCGCATGATGAGTGTTCTGCACTCATTAATTTCTGTCTGTTGAGGCTCGATGATTTTGCTATCCGGCACACCCCAAACGCTTTCGTCGTCTGTATTAAACACAAGCGGGTAAGCGGGTAGGCCACCGTCTATCTGCAGCTCGTCGTCCTCTTGATAGAGGACCTTGGCACCTTCATCCCCATCCGGCGCGAGGACAAAGACCTGCTGCGTTTTCTTATCCCGAATGATCCAAAGTCGGACGCCTTCGGGCAGTACAGTACCAGGGGCTCCGTCATAGCGGATACTACCGCCCTTACTTCCAACCTCGGGAAGGTTCTCCGTATTCTTAAAGCGCTTGTCGGCTTTAAGGTCCCCGACCGGTCGCCGCGTGAGTTGGCATATCCACCTTGCCTCTTCCCAAGAAGCACATTTCTTCGGAAAGACAATGTTCCCCGGATGCTCCGTTAGCAGATGTGGTGTGTCTGGATGAACAAGGCTATGGTACTCCACCCGGTTGACCATGCGCTTCGTGCCCCCTTCAGGGGCCTCTGTCGTCAACTCTTCCGGCGTATGAGAGAACTGTGCGCCGTAGCCCATCATCGGCACACTTGTGCCAAACATAACAGCAAGCTGCACGGCGCGCTTCATCTGTTGTTTCGTGCTCATGAGGTCGAGCAGCTTATTGTCCGCCCGCTCAAGCAGCTTGGCATAGAGCATTTGCTCTATTCCAGGCAGTGTTGCCGTGACACTCACACTCGGGTTGCGATAGTAGACCCTAGGTACTAGGGTACGTATCATCTTGAAATATATATTTGTAGGCAAGATGCCCGGAGGCCATTTTCCCCTATACCACCCTCTCCACTTGTCCCAGTCTTCCTCGTGTGTCATCTCCTTACGATACGTAATGCCCTCCTGAACCGCCCTCTGCCACCATTCGAAATCTGGCTTGCCCTTTTCCCACCCCTGGGTCACGAGCATATCTCCGTGGTACATTCAACCATTGGCGTGATCTTATTGTGGAAGTAAAAACATATACCGCATAGGATTAGCTCACCAATACAAAAAGGCTGTGGATGTTCACATAATTCTAAACAGTGCAAATGGTCCCGCTCTATCACGTCAACCATCCCCAACCTCGCAGACTATCTATTGCCCCGGGCACTCGATCTCCAATATCGTTTCTGTACTGAAGCCCGTTCGTGATAATCTTCTCCAAGAGGCGATAGACTTTCTTTTGTCCGAGACGCAGATCAGTACTGCGCGCCGTTGCCTTAAGGATAATGTTATCCCCAGCTGCGCAGAAATACCTATCGCCTTCTCGATACACGTCTGTGAGGAACAGATGCGGTAGTGTCTTCTCGTCAATTCCAAGAACCGGCTCCCCAGCTTCGCTATGATCGGGTTTGCGAAATGGCCAAGGTGGCACGCTGGTGCGTACGGCGATGTTATAACCACTGGCCATTGGCATGGTTCGCAGAGAGCCTGAAGCCGTCTCGAATAGAAGGTCGCCAAGTGGCTCCTCCAGGCCCTCTGCAAGAGCCTCGACTGCGTCGTAGCCCATCCGGCCTGTAGCCTCAAGGGCATACGCGCCGCTTTCATTCACAATGCAATTGATGTCAAACGGGCCACGGTAGCCTGTCATCTTTAGGAAAGGCGAGATTTTTTCCACTGTCGCTTTAGTGAGGCGGTTGCTGTCCGCCGTAATGACAACGTTGCCCATGCAGCCCGTCTGCGGTCCAAGTCCTCCGGCGAGGAAGCGTTTCTCCTCAAAAGTGTGGTTATACGGCGTGGCGAAAGAACTGCCATTGAACCAACCTTCTGTTGACACTTCGATACCCTCAACTATCCGTTGGACGATAAGCGAACAATTTGGGGTCTTTCCAATACAGCGATCCCAAAGCTCCTGTTCCTTAACGACAATAGTCTTACTTGTGTCCTTATTGCCGCATGGCTTAATAACCCACCCGGAACGCCAAGGGCCCGGGAGTTCCACGCTACGAGGCGAAGGAAAGGCCAGCGTTTCTGGCACCTTAACACCGGCCCTTTTGAATAACTCCATCCCGGTCTGTCGGTCCAACTCAACACGATCCACATACTCATTCGCCCCGATGTAGGGTACGCCGCGGAAGTCTCGGCTCAGTTTCCCCATGCCAACCATGTCAGTAATGACCAGATCAGAAGAGCCCACATGCTTATGCCAATCGCTAACGCGAGGAACAATTCCTTTAAGTGACCGGGCATATCGCGTGTCTCTGACGAAAAGTTTGACATCGTTGCCCTCACTAACCAGTCGGTGTGCGACGCCGAGGGCATCGCCTTCTTTGCTAATAATAAGAACACGCACACTTATTCCGTAGCGGTGAGTGTCAGTGTAGGTGTGGCGGCGCCAGGCGCCATCGCACCAACGTTTATGTCCCAAATATTGCTTGTGCCTTCACGGAAAAGGATAAACTCACCAGCTGTCGTTTGAGCAGATATCACAAGCGTCCCAGTATACGGCGAGCCGTCTGAGTTAGTTACGGTGGCTTTGGCGATATTCGTGCCGGGCGTGGCTGTGTCTGGTATAGTGGGCGCCGCAGGTGTGACAGTAATTACCGGTATGTGGGCATGAGTGACAGTAATAGTAACAGTGTCGTTGATCGCAATCACGGCAGTTGCTCCTTGTTTTATGATAGTTAGGTCCATGAGCTACGCTTCACTCTCAAGGAGGGGCTTGAAGGTCAGTTTCCATAGGTCATGCACGGCGCGGGCGAGCAATGTGAGATCACTTAGCCCCTCGCCACTATCCTGATTAGCTCCAAGCTTCACGATCTCTCCAATCGTGTAGTCCATTTGGCCTATGGCCGTCTCTAGATCAGGCATTCGACTTCACTCTCTAGCGGATAGTCTCCGGTGTAGTCCTCCGGCTCATACACATCGTCTTCCTCATCGACTTCGTCGATTAGCGTAGGCATGGCTTCATTCCAGGGGTCGAGTGGACCACTCATGCTTGCCCTGGCCCGGCGAACGGGCCACACCAAACTTGACTTTGCAGGTTGACGATCAGATCTCCCATCGTATCGTCCGCTGCAATCGCGAAGACAATGCTTGTATCACTCCACGATACAATAGTCTGAGTGATACCACCTATAGTCACAGTGCTGCCAGCTTGTCCGACGCCGAAGCCCGCGCCGGAGATTGTAATGTTCGCGCCGGATACGCCAGTGAGCGCACTAACGCCGCTAAGCGTTGCCATTAGGACCACCTTCCAGGTGTGAATGGGAGACCAGAGCTGCGCTCAAGGTCTCCGAATATAGCTTCCCAAGAGAAAGGATCGATCGCCGTGCGATCGCGGCGCGAACGGACCTCTGGCTTGGTCATTGTCGCCGCTCTCTCTATGACCGCAATCGCATGCGCATCTGCCATTACCCTATCATCCATACACCCACTCTCTGCTTCGAGCTTGCCGTTTTCCTTTTCGACGAAGGAGCCAAGCTCAGAGCGAAGAAGTGGACTGTGGATGGTGTGCTCGCCACGCAAGGCGCTACGCAGTCCGCCGAGGATGGCACCCTTAACCCGCTCCGTAACGAGAGTGCCATAGTTAAGTCTTTGAAGAGTGTATTCCGTTCCTGGTGTGTCATTGATCCGTCTCCCCTGGTGGATTAGATGGTGTGGATAGTGATCAAGAAGGCTCTTCAAACACGTCGCGCCGTAACCGGAGTTTTGCTCAACATTGATATAGGCTTGATTGAAAACACTGCCGAGATGAGCCAGCTCCACACCGAACAAGTCAGGGTCAAGCCCATTCGAGGCCCATTCCGCCACCTGCTCAAGTGTATCGAGCGCCACGATCTCTGCCACACTATTGTCGCGTCCAACTCCCGCGCCAACGTCCGCGCCGATGACATAGGCGCATCCACTTCGCGGGTGTCCGTTGAGCGCCCAGAGCTTGGCTCCGCGTTGTGCCCAGTCAGTGGTTGGGACATAACTAACCTTCGGGAAGAAGCTGTGGCCGGTCGCCTGGAAGCATTCGTCCAGCGTCCGCGGATACTGTTCCGTGAAGTCCTTCAGACTTCCCTCAAAGAGGACTTCTATCTTGTCTCTTCGCCAATGTAACACTTCAGGCGAAAGCACGTCCACCAGCTCGGGCTCTCCGAGTTCAGATCGTAGATCTCGCAGAAAGGCTTCCCGTGCTTCGGGGGAAGGAAACGGCAGGACGCAGTCGGGGTGCTGTGTGTAGGGGAAAAAGTGAAGGGTGAAGCCGTGTCCCTCTGCTGCCCTAACGACACTGCGATGAAACCAATTCCCCACGCCATTGCCAGTGCTTTCAATGGTTATCTCTCCAGCATCGGCTGCCGGAAAGAGACCCTTGCGAAGCGCTTCCGCATTATTAGTGTGCGCCGCTTCGGACCAATGAAGATCCGTGACGGTATCACCATGCCCCAAATTCTCTGAACCCGCCGTCCCGATCCAAAAAGTACTATTCGTCTTGTCGAAATACAATTCGCCTCGGTTGTTACGACCAACAAGCGCCTTTGCTCCCTTGAGGTTGTCCAACGTGTATTTAGCAATAGAGAACAGACGCGCTGTGGCCTCTTTTTCGTGTGAGAGCAACATACAACGTCTGTTCCGTTGTGTAAGACACTTGGCCAGGAAACGCCAGATGACATAGGTTGTTACTCCGTGTCTGCGGCTCTTCGGGACGATGTTCCGAGTAGTCCAACTTGCGTCAAGCTGTGCCTGAACTGGGCGCAATACCACGTCCGCGTCCGCCGCATCCGGCGTGACTACGCGGAACATAGCTTCCATCACTGTCCGATAAGGACTAGGTAATAGGTCGAGCGTAGACATAATTTCGCATTTGCTTGTAGGGGTATTCGGCGTTAGGATTAGTTGCCCTTGCCGTTGCGTCCTTTAGTGCACGTTCAAGCGACAGAGCGGCGCGCCGCGCTAGATACGCCTCTTTCGTCTCAGCCTGCGGCTCATCAGCCATCTTTACCACCATCCTTCTATGATAACGACACCACCAGTTGTACTGATCATGGATATGCTGGCTACGCCAACGGGCAGTTGGAACATGAAATGTTCCCCTGGGAGGATTGGAAAGCTAGATAAGCCGGTGAGGATGTCGGCCGTTGGGACTGTGGCGACGCCGCCCGGATTGACCCAAACGACATCGCCAACACCAGCAGCGAGCGGATTACTGATCCGGAGGATCGTTGCTGTCACGGTTACGCCAGGTGGTGGATTAAGGATCGGCGTGCCACCACCCGCAAGGTTAATTCCAGTCGGAAGCGTGTAGCTTCTGGCCGTCGCCGCTGCAAGAAGGAAAGCATCTATCCATTGTGCCATAGGCACAACTAGGCCTTTCCCCTCTCCTCTAACGACCGGCGCAAAGCGGTTTACAGATGCGGCCATAGCCCTACCTTACGGAAACAATGACTTTGGAGCCTGGAGTGGCAACACCACTGGGTATAGTAGCCGTAGGGATCATTGGATACTTTAGTAACTTTATCTTACGCCGTACTCTACGAATATGAGGAACTGGCCGTGGTCGCCATGGGATGACCAGTGGCGGCTTCATTACCACGGGGATGTAAAGCTTGCGATGCAAGCATCGTAGAGGACGGCGCGGGCGCATCGGCCGAAGCTTCGGCTTTGCCATATAGCGGATGCTTGGGAATAGGATAACTGGTATAGCCAAATGCCGGCGGATTAGACGAAGTGGCCGGCGCTGGCGGAAGCGCAATGGCTTCGCCCGTACCAATGTCCGCATCGGCGGCAAGTAGCCAAAAGCGAATAGGCGCCTCCGCGCTAACCGGGTCCTACGAACGCCACGTCTCAGCTTCCGACTAACCTGCTCCATTGTTAAAACGACTTGAACTTGAATGCTGGCGATATACGTTAAGTTAACGCCGTCGCCGATGACGAAGTTAATCTGCGTCGTTTGGAAGATCAACGTGACCGGCGCATTGAACGACGGCCACTGAGCTGCGCTCAGTACGTTACCCTGCGCATCGATATAACTCCCCGCCGGAGCGCTCAACCCGTTCAGGAGCGTAGCAATGAACGTTGTTCCATCGTAGACGGAAAGCGTTTGATTAGCGACCGCAACTGCGTTATCGCCTACGGCAAGATTGATCTGATAGCGATCAGGCTTCGGCGTCTGGAATGTATAGACCAGAGTTCCAGGCGGAAACGGAGGAACGGCTGGCGATCCTGGCGGTGCTGGCGGGCTAGGCATGCAAGTTCCCCGCTAGTCTAGGATCGTGCGCTAGTGTCTCATTCTGTCCCGCTATTGTCGGCGTAACCTGAATGAAGCCGACTTGCCAGCCCTGAGCGGTAGTTGCTGGGAAGTTAGGCATAGTCGCAAAAAGGCCGAAATCGAAGTGAGCAAGGTCGGCGATAAACGATTGAGTACCACGAAAGTCTATGCCCTGGTTATAAACTGGAATGACTGGTGGCGGCGGCAAGTTCAATATTTTAGCCGGACGGGGCAACGTAAGCGGCCACCGGCCCCTTCGGCTGTGCATCTTTGGCTTTGGGAAGCGTTTAAAAACCAGTTGACGCTGAGGCTGAATGATGGGTAATGGCAAAAGCCGACGCTTCACTCCAACTTTCGCTTTGACAGTGCGCTTTATATTTACTTTCTTAAACCGCTTTGCTATTCCATATACTTGTGGCGTGTATGTAATGACAATGATGCCGTTCCCACCAGCGCCGCCACCGGGGTAGACGTTAGCGGCTTGGTAGCCGGCTGCGCCACCGCCTCCGCCATAAAGGCCGCCAGCCCCTCCAGCGTTACTTGGGAAGGTTGTCCCGGTAATGGAGCCACCAGCTCCACCGCCTCCACCACCGGAGCCGTGTGAAGCATCCCATTCCGTGCCATTGCTGCCATTACCGCCACTAGTCCAATCGCTACCACCGGCGTTGGAGTTGCCCCATCCGCCGCCTCCACCCGACCCGGTGCTTCCTGCTGCCCCATTAGCTGCATTACTAGTCGCTCCTAGGCCGCCAGCTGTACTGGTGTTGGAGGTGCCACCGTTACCGCCAGCCTGGGCACCAGCGACTACACCAGCACCCCCGTTGCCATTGCCACCACCACCACCACCGCCAGCGTTAAGAGAGGCTCCTACATTCCCGCCTGACCTGCCAGGACCATTAGGACCGGCGCCGCCACCGCCGCCAGCACCGCCATAATCTCCACCGATAATAGTTCCGCCGTCACCGCCGTTGTAGACGCCGTTAATTCCACCCGACGCCAGACCACCGGCCGCTGACGGTCCATTAAACGTACCGCCACCGCCTCCTTTGGCTCCAACAGACGAAGCAGCCAATGACGCGCCGTTGAACCAACTATCTCCTCCATTTTGCCCAGAGGCGGGTGCGCTATTATTGGCACCACCACCTGCACCCCCGAGACCGACATTTATAGTTATTGACGCGCCGATTGTAAGAGT